TACTTTATTTATTTCAGCAACATACTTTCTATTTCTTTGTAAATAGTTATAATAATTTTTTTCTATTTCATTATCAAAAGTTTTTATTAATTTGTCTGATAGAGAAGTTTCATCAATTTCTTCTTCTTTTAATCTTGATACACGTTCATATTCTTCGGGATAATTTTTCCTAACGTGTGTTCTAAAAGAGTTGAATAAATTTGCTATTTCTTCTGAAAATTGATCTATTGTTGTATCATCTTTAGATTTACCTGTTTTTTCTAATGTGTCTAAAAAATCTTTTGCTTTTTTGAGTGCTTTATATGTTGAAGAAAAATCAGCTACATCTGCTACATCCCATGATATAGTTCCAGTTTCGGAGTCAATATCCGTTACTGTGGATTTTTTTCCACCTTTAGTATCAGTGTCACCAATCTCTATTTCTTTAAGCTTGAACTTGTACATTGGCATTCTTTAATTCTTCTATTAAATCATAATATTGTAACAAGTTAGTTAAATCATCATCTTTAACTTTAGAAGTTTTACCTAATTCAGGTAACATTTTGATTACTTCTTCAATTTTGATTTTTGTAACTTCATCAGTTACACTTTTGTTTAATTCTGTTAACTCAGTTTTAATTTCTGATACTTTAGCATTGTGAAATTCTTTTAATCGAGGAGTATTGTCTATTGAGTTAATTAATTCTTTTAAAATTTCTTTTTGACCCTCTAACAAATTTTCATATTTGTCATTAAATTTATTTAATAAAACTCTGTATGTTAGGGTTCTTAAATCTTTATCGTATTCTTTAAATTCTTTAATTACATCTTCTTTTACCTTTTCTTCTGATACAGGTGCTGCGGTTAAATGTTCTAGAATTGTAATTTTATTATCTATAACTTGTTGTGCATTTTGTGGGTGTTGATGTGAAGCTGTTTCAATTAGAGTATAAAATGCTGCTTGTACTTTATAGTGAGGTAATTTGTGAGAGAAAAATTTAGTAACATCATAATGTGTTTTTATCTCTTTAATTAAATTGTATTTTTGTCTTTTTAAAGCACCTCTATTTAAATTTTTAGATGCTTCTAATAATGTTGAAATTGTAATATCTGCTTTAGTTTCTGTTATACTAGTCTTTTTAAATAAAGTCTCATATAATTTGTATTCTCTACCTAGTTCGGTTTTAACGAAATACTCTTTTAATATCTTACTTGCTTGGGAATCTTTACCGTCTAGTGTGTCTGCGGTAATTTGTCTAACTAAAAGTTCAAAAAGGATACCTGTATTTTTATACTTTGAATGTTTTATATTCATTCTTTTGGGTTTAGGTTTATTTATAAATATATAAAGATTTTTTACTCTTTCAATTGTTTTTCGTCTAATAGACCATTTCCATTAATTTCTTCTTCAAAAACTAATTTTTTTCCTGTTCTTTTGGGGCCTGGGGCTTTTTTAAGCATGTTTTTATGTTCCATTGCTAATGGAGAACCACCCTTAAAAGTTGGTCTTAATCTATTAGATTCGTTATCATCATTTTTCATACCTTTTCTACCCAATGGATCCTTACCAAAAGCATTATCTTGAGTACCTCTATCAGTTTTCTTTTTCTTTTTTCTACCTAATGGTACTTTTTCATTGTATCCATCTGGTACATTGCCTGGGTCTGATTGAGTTCTTCCTAAACCATATAACGAAGCTAAATCATGTGGTGTACCATAAGATTTACCTGTTTCTAATGGATCATTTCCTTCTGCCTCAATTTGTGATAATCTAAATGCACGTTTAGCATCTTGTTGTACTAAATCTCTATATTCATCAAATTCATCCTCACTAAAGTGGAATATATTTTCGTAAATCCAATCTGTAGGAATAATTTTGCTATCAATCATTGATTGAGCTAATGTCATTTTTTCTGTCATTAGTGCTACTCTTTCTTGATCGTATATAATTGATGGGGTAGTTAATGATAATTCAAAATTTGTTAAACCTTCATCTTTATAACCTTGTGTATATAAATGAACTAATGCTATCTTTTGTAATTCAGACACCATAATTCTTTGTATTCTTTCTATTGTACGGGCAAACCTAATATCTTGAGCAGCTAATGTAGCTTTACCTTCTATATTTTCATCATAACCCATAAATGCTTTAGGAACTTTAAGAGCTGCAAATAATTTTTCTCTTAAGTATTCTACATCAGCTATACCATCATATGCTAGTCCTGGTGTAGTATCTATTTTAGTTGCTGTATCATTTCCTCTAATTGGAATGTAAAAATCTTCTAACATGTTTTGCATGTTATACTTTAAATTGTATTCTCCTGTTTTAGGGTCTTGATAAGGAGTACGTTTCATTTTAGAAACTGTTTTTTGCATAAAATTTTCTACTTCAGCAGGAGGAATATTACCTACATTAATATAAAATATGCGTTTTTCAGGTGCTCTAACTATTCTATGTATA